CGAAACGAACTATTGAGATTGAGTCTCAATTGCAATAAGTGGGAGAATATCCTAATTGAGATTGAGACTCAATTGCAATGGGGAAGAGAGTGGGGGACTTGTCCCTAGAGAAGACGAAAAATGTCGGTGGGATTTTTTCGTTTTTCATGATTGTTCAGACACAATTTTTTAATTTATTCCTGCATAAAAAATAACTTTGTACTAAAATACTATAAATTTCCTTGACATCAAATGCGATTTGTAGTATAATATGTAATGGAAAAAAACTTATGAAAGTGACATACTCAACAAACTACAATTATTTCATATTAAGATGTGTTAAAAAATTTCCTAAACAAACCTACGAAAATCTTAGGTTTATAGAGGAATTAACTCAGCCAAGAAATAATAAAATAATTATCCCAAACACACCAATCAATGCAGGGATTCTACAGACTCTTAGTGGATTTAGGTGGTCTGGAAAAGCTATTGAAAAACTTTATGATACATCTGATACAATGGAAGAACCAGAGATTAGTGGATTAAACCACAAGCTATTCGCATTTCAAGAGGAAGGTGTAAAGTTCTTTCTTTCTAATAAAGGAAGGGGGGTATGCTGTGACGAAATGGGACTAGGAAAAACAGTACAATCATTAGCTTGGTGTGCTCAACAGGGTAAGCGTGTATTAGTCATATGTCCTGCGTCAGTCAAGTACAATTGGGAGAAGGAAATAAAATTCTGGTTAAAGAAAAAGAAAAAAACCTTCATCCTTAATGGAAGAAAGTCAGAAGATATACCAACCAATGTGGATTACATGATAGTAAATTATGATATTGTTACTCATAGAGGAAATGATATCATTGATTTCAATCCAGAAGTTATTATATTAGATGAATTCCACTACATTAAAGAAAACAAAACTAAAAGAACTAAAGCTATCAAATTAATATGTGAGAATAGAGATCACATACTTGGGTTATCAGGGACACCAATTAAATCAAGACCGATAGAATTTTTTAATATGCTACAATTAATTAATCCTATTATGTTTCCCTCATGGTGGAAGTATGCTCACAAGTACTGTGATGCAAAGCACAACAAATTTGGATGGGACTTTACTGGTGCATCAAGAGTAGAAGAACTTAATTTATTATTAGAAGGGATAATGATTAGGAGACTGAAGAAGGATGTTCTAAAAGATTTGCCTAATAAAATCAGAACAACAGTCCCTATTGAATTAACTAATAAAAGTGAATACGACAAAGCCAAAAAGGATTTCTTAACTTACACACTTAAAAAACATGGTATAGAAAAAGCTAAGAACGCTAGTAAAGCAGAAGGAGTGGTTAAGAAAGGTGTTCTCAGAAGATTGACCATTGATGGTAAAATGAAAGGAATCATAAGTTGGTTACAGGATTTCTTAAATGATAACATTAATGAGAAAATCATACTCTTCACTATTCACAAAAAAACTATTAGTACCTTATTAAAACATTTTGATAAAATATCAGTTGTTATTGATGGTGACACTCCAACTACTGAAAGAGCAAAGATAGTAGAGAAGTTTCAAGCCGATAAGAATGTGAAAATGTTTATTGGGAACATGATGTCAGCAGGAACAGGAATAACATTAACTGCTTCTTCAACAGTCTGTTTCCTAGAGATTGATTACATACCAAATGAATTCCTTCAAGCTGAAGATAGAGCACACAGAATAGGTCAGAAAGATTCAGTAAATGTGTACTACTTTTTAGGAAGAGACAGCATTGATGAAGAAATTATGACTGATATATTAGACCCTAAGATGAATGTTTTCAATCAGATAATAGATGGAAAGAAGAAAGCGGACACATTTTTTAAAGAAATGTTGAAGTAATGTCGAGATTTAACTTGACAAGTGTATGCTCATTTGGTATAATGAGCCTTTAAATTTATAACATTTAATCAAAGGACTGTGATGAAGAAGAAAGAAAAGGAAAAGAAAATATTAAAGATTTGTGAATCTTGTGGAAGAGATGTGAAAACTTATAAAACTAATATTTTTCCTTTATGTCAGGATTGTGATAACGAAAGTGAAAAAAACATATGGTATAGGAGAAAGGAAGACAAAAATAATGACGAAAGACGAGAGGAAGAAATTAAGGACAAGTACAACGACTATGGAGAAGAAGATATCGGACTCGACCCATTTAGATACAAAATGCAATAAATCAATGTGGGAAAAACTTAGTAAATTACCTTCGACTAGGACATCATACTATCCTATAAAAACCACAGTATGGTTAGGAAAAGAAGAAGTGGAAGAATATTTATGTAATGAACCCTTTGAAAATGAGAAATCATGTATCTCTTTTTGTATATCAAATAAAATTAATAGGTATACAATCGAGCAAGAAAAAAAAGAAAAAGTATTATTTGATGATAATTTAAATTGGATTTGGGAAACAGTATATCTCACGATAAAGAATACAGAAGGTGGGGAGGTGATATAATGAAAATAATTAATCCTTACATGATGTTTACAGGAAGTTTTCTACCGAATTGGTTATTAGAGAGAAATGAGTTGAATAGTACAGACAAACTTGTTTATGCTAGATTATGCCAATTTGCAGGTAAGAATGGTACTTGTTTCCCAAGACAAGATACATTAGCCGAAAAGGTGGGTATGTCAGAAAATAGTGTTAAAAAGTCATTGAACAAGCTTATTGAAGAAAAGCTACTCATGTCCCATAGAAGAGGACAAGGTCAGTCTAATATTTATTACTTTTTGTATCACGAATGGATGGATTCAGATAGACATCATAGTGGCTCTCTAGATAGACATCATAGTGGCTCTCTAGATAGACATCATAGTGGCTGTGTTAAAGAGAATCAATTAAGAGAATCAAATAATGAGATGGGAAAATCTAATCCTACTTCGCAAAGCTCAGTAGGAGATGCTAAAGCATCATCTAATTCCAATGATAAACCCTGTGATAAATATAATTATGAGTACATTGGAAAAATGAGAGATGGGACACCATACTCGGAGAAATTGGGACAAGTAAAGAAATCTTACATTGCTATGTTGAACAGGGATTATGGGAAAGCTACTCATACTACTCACAAAGAGAACCTAATCAATGGCAGTAAGCATAAGTTCTTCGTAGCACTCACCACTTTCCTATTGGAATGGGACAAACAAACTCCAAACAGGGTTAAGACATTTAAAAATTTAGTTAAGTGTTATTACAGGAATGTGTTTTTTAGTGCAGATGAAATGAGTAAACATAAGTATTACTGGAAGAATTTCCCAAGTCCTAATCAATTGCTTACTGAGAATGCCATTGAAGTTTGGGAAAACTTTTGGGTCAAAAATCCATTGTTACAAATAAGAACCAAAGAAGTTCCAAATGAAGTAAAAATACAACAAGTTAAAGAAAAAGAAAAATTCGATTGGTATCTTGAGGAAATAAATAAACACTTGTTTGATAATAGCGTTAGAATGGTAGTAGAAGAAAAAAATAAATATCTAGATTTAAGAGAACTGAGAGACAAAATAAGAAATTTCAGAGAAAATTGGGAAAAAGAAAAAAGTGAGGAAAAATAATTGGAAAAAACAACTGAATACATTCAAGACAGTATCATAAAACTTCTACTTCAAGATAAGAACTTCTTAATATTATGTAGAACTAATATTTCTACCGATTTGTTTGATGGGAGAATTCGTAAAGATTTATGTTCTATGATATATAGTTATTATGACGAATTTAGTGATTCCCCAAAAGATGATTTTAGAGATTACATTAAGTTGTCAGATGAACGGTCAAAGGAAACTAAACTCTATAGATTATACCTAAAAAAGATAAAGGGTTTGGATACAAATAAGAAGTATGTTGTATCACAATTGATTGAGTGGATTCAGTACCAACAATTAACAGGAGCAATTTTAAAATCAGCAGACCTTATTAAAGAGAAAAAGTATAGAGAAATAAAACAGACAGTTCTGGAAGCATTTAATACTGAGTTAAATGTTTATGATGTAGGAGAAGATTTTTGGGATTTTGTGTACACAGGCGAAGATGACATAGATGTTGTTTGCAAAACAGGAATAAATACACTTGACAAAAAATTAAAAGGTTATTGCAGATCAGAACTGTTTCTCTGGTTAGGTGCTACTAATGTAGGTAAATCATGGGCTTTAGTTGATGGTGCTAGGTCTGCACTACTTCAAGGGAAGAACATAGTCATATACTCGCTTGAGATGACTACCAAGAACTATATGAAGAGATTAGGAATGGCTATCTCAGGAATGAAAAAAGAATATGATGATTCAGATGAAGAGTTGTTGGTAACATTTTCTGATGGAACATCACATGATTTTAGGAAGAACGAAATTCTCTGCACAGACTCAGAAGTGTTTAAAGATTCAAAAAAGTTTTATAGACGTAGAAATGGTAAAGTAATTATAAAAGAATGTATTGAAGGAAAATATTCTGTTGGTGCTATGCATGCACATTTAAATCAATTAGAAATAAGTGGATTTGCTCCAGATATAATTTTTGTTGACTATGCAGATTTGTTAGCATCTGATAAGAAGTATAAAGAAAAGATTCATGAAATTGATGATGTCTTTACAAGTTTAAGAGGGTTGGCTAAGGAAAGAAATATTAGTGTAGTGAGTGCTACACAAGGTACAAGAGATGCTATTGACGCTAGAAGAGTGGGTTTAAGACAAACATCAGGTAGTATAGGGAAAGCTAAAATAGCAGATGTGGTAGTAACTCTTAACCAAACAGAGGAAGAGAGAAATAATTCAACTATGAGATTGTTTGGTGCTAAAGTGAGAGAAGGACAAAAGTACTGGAGTATTCTCATGACACAGGCATTACAAGTTGGAGCATTTTGTATGGAAGATTCTGAAATCATAGATTTTGATGAAGATTGACAATTTTCCATTTGACAATGCTTTCAATTTCTGATATAATGTAGTCTTTAGTAGATTGTATAGTCTTTTATAAAAACTAACCTTTATGGGAAAGAGTTCAATGAAAGGATTATTTAAACTAGAAAAATTTGATGTCAGGAAGTACTTAACTTCTCAGGATGTATTCTTTAAAGAAGAAGGAGAGAACATAGGTAATGGGAGTATAGGTATTTGTTGTCCATCTTGTGGTGATGACAATTTCCATTTAGGAATATTAGTAGAGACCATAGTGTATAACTGTTGGAAATGTGAGCAACAGGGTAATATCATTGGTCTGGTAATGTTAATAGAAGGGATTGATAAACACCAAGCGATTAATAGAATTAAAGACATATGCGATGAAGAACCTGTAAATCGTTTTAATTTTCAGGACAAAGTTAAGGATATTTTATCAGAAAAAGAAACAGTAGAAGAGTGGGATGAACGACTTAAAAAAGAGAAATTGCGTATACCTTGTACACATTATCTTAATGAACTCAGTCCAGACCTTGCTTTAGATTCTGTATTTTTGAGATTTATAAAGCACAGGAATTATGAGACAAAAGAGTTAATGGAATGGGGAGTAAAAGCAGTAGTTGTTGGGGATTTCAGTATGAGGTTATTATTTCCAATAACCTATGAAAATAGATTAGTTAATTACTTAGGAAGAACTGTGATAAATGAAAAGAACAAATATAAAAATTGCAGTAATGATAATGCAGTAATTCCTATGAGACAGTTGTTATATGGTTATGATTACGTTCAGAAAGGACAAGATAGTCTGGTATTGTGTGAGGGAGTGTTTGATGTCATAAGATTTGGAAAAGGAAAAGCTGTGGGAGTATTCGGAAAAGACATATCAATAGAACAAATGGAGTTGCTATGCTCACTCGATATAAAGAAGACAATCTGGATAGCACTTGATGGAGAAGCTATGAGTGATGCTATAAAAATATCTAAGAACATCAAACCGTTAGTCAAAGCAGAAGTGAAAATCTTAATCCTCAAGCCTAATACAGACCCTGATAATTATTCTAAGGGAGAACTATCGCAACTTATTGAAAGGAGTTAATCATGATAATCGAAGTCAAACCTTGTGTTACAGTTGTTACAGAATGGGGAGAAGGGTATATCTATGCTATTGACAGGCATTTCAATCCTCGTACTAGGAAGTTTATAAGATGGTATGGAGTTAAATGTTCTAATGATGCTAATCCTTTTAGATGGGCAAAGGATAAGATTGGGTATCTAAGTAAGACACAATTTATAGTTAAGGGGGTTGAAAGTGAATAGAGTAAGAATCATTATTTTAGCTTTTTTGGGTTGGATTTTGTTCATGGCATCATTGTTTTTTATATTCGGAGGTGGAAGTATAGACAGAAAAAGTTCTGTAAAGGAATCAGATATAATTTTTGAAGTAGTGAATTACACTCCAACAAAAGAGGTATGGTTAGTTGATTTAAGAAAGGAATAAAATGGAAATACTTATGTGGGTAGTATCAATATTTGCTGTTTTCGTGACAATTAAATTCTGCTATAATTATTTATTGTTTTGTAGTATCATTTCAAGAAACAAGATTAAAAGGAGAATGTTTTGTTGGCTATTGATATGGTTAGCTATAAATTTCTACTGTTGGACACTTCTCAAATTGTTGTTCAAATATTAAATAGGAGAGTTTATGGGCAAGAAAAAGAAAATCATGAAAAAGGACTTTAGATGTTTTGTTTGTGCTAAACCAATACTTGAGAGGTTTAGGTTTGAGAAATTGAAAGCTGAAGGTGTTGCAGACAAAAAAATATCTAAATCTGTGGATGACAAAGTAGTTTACATAGGGAAAGGTTTGTACAGACATAACAAATGTGATCCAAATTCTAGAAGGTGGATGAACAATCCTAAATTAAGAAAGATACATGAGGACGCTATGGTAAGGAAAACAAATGCCTAGATTTGATGATAAAATAATCGAAAAGTATGGTAGGAAAATTGCTAAATCTTTGGGAGTGATAATCAAATGCGAAGAATTTGGAAAGCTCTGGAACAAGGATAGTAAGGATTGCCAACTTTGCAGGGTAGATTCTTTGGCATACCATTCAAAATGCAGGGAATTCACTAAAGGAGTTGGAGCAGGTTATAGACCTAGAGTAAGTGAGTACAAGAAAAAGAAGAAAGTTCATATAAAACCAAAAAAAGTGAAGTACAGGAATAAAAGATTGACACAGCCTTTTAAAAGGCATACTAAATGTGACATAGTTTACAGATATTTAAAAAAAACTGAGGGAGCTAGTTCATACGATATAATGAGGCATCTTTCTGAGTATTTTGAATGTGATATAACTTACAAAGCACTTGCTAATAAAGTCTGTTACATGAGAGTAATATTGGCAAGGTTAGATCATGAGTTTATCAGGAATTGTAATGGTGTTTACTTCATAGAAGAGACAGTAAAAGGGAAGCGTTATAGAAATTCTAAAATACAAGTAGAGGGAGAAGAACATAATGATAAGTAAAAAGATTGCAAGCATGGTTTTGGTTGGAGTATCATTAACAATGTTTTTAGGAATGATGACTAAAGTATTTGCTGATAAACCATTAAATAATCAGAGCATGACTCATCCAACAACGATTGACGCTATAATAAAAGAATTGAATGAAGATGTCGTACTCACCAGATTGGGTTTCTCATTCACATGTGAAAGTTCTGATGCCCAATATCCTGTTTTATTATTTCATACTGGTCAATCTTATTCAGAAATTGATCACAATTGGATGCGGTTTGGAAAACTGACTCAGATGATAAGTAATAATTGGAGAATAGTAACAGGCTGTGGGATAGTAGTAGGGTTGGATTTACACCATAAGATGGCTTTTGTAACGGATATGAATGGTGCTTTCCACATGACTGAAGTGCCAACTAACAAAAAAGAAAAGAAACCAGAAAAAAACAAAGAACGCAGAATAAAAATGGAAGGAGTGTATGAAGATGACTGTTTACGAATATAATTATATACTTGGGAAACAACACAAGGAGAATGGTAGACAATGTCTTCCACCATTTACACTTCCAGAGATAAACGCTTTCAGAGGGTATATGGATGGTTATAGTGGCAATGAATTCAGAGAACCAAGTCCAATACTCTTGCTAGACAAAATTAAAAAGAATGGTATAGAATCTATAAAAGAGGAATAAAAATGAATAAAAATTGTGAAAAATGTAAAAGAGGAAAACCTGAAAGTCTTACTGGTGTGGGAGAACCTAATCCTGATGTAGTCGTAATTGAAGAACAGCCTGTCAATATCAAAAGGTTATCTAGAAGATTTCTCAGGGCAGGGTTTTCTCAAGATGAGATTTATTTCACAAGTGTTCTTAAATGTAATGCATCTAAGATTTCAGACAAGTCTATTAAAACATGTAAAGAAATCTTAGATGCTGAACTCAGGAACATGAATCCTAAACTTATAGTACTTATGGGTGGTGCTAGTTGCAAAGCTATCTTAGGAAAATCAGGTGGAGTCAATAAATTAAGGAACAATGTCATTCCTTTAAAAGAACGTAATTGTAATGTTGTGGTTACTTTTAGTACAGACCAATCACAAATAAGGCACTTAGAACCTGTGTTTGAAAGAGATTTAAAGTTCGCTAGAAGGGTACTAGAGCAACGGTTAATATTCCATGAGGATTATGCAGAGAATAATGAAGTGTTAAATAATCCAGTAGACATCACAGATTTTTTGAAGTATGTAAGGAAAGAAGAAAAACCTTTTGCACTAGATTGGGAGACTAAGGGATTAAAACCATACAATGATGGTAACTACATAATTAGCTGTGGAATAGCTTTGTCCGATGATAAATCTTATACATTCATGGTTGAGAATTATTGGGAAACCAATCAGACTGATTTGATAAAACAGGAATTGAAACTCCTACTTGAATCTAATTCTGGACTTATGACAAAGATATTTCACAACTACAAGTTTGAAAAATTATGGTCACTTGAAAGACTTAATGCAGATATTCAAAATAACATAATTGATACTCAATATCTTGCTTATATACTGAATGAGACAAGAGGTACGCATAGTCTAGACCATCTATCCTTTGTCAACTTTGGTCTAGAGAAAATAAAAGAAGCTGACAAATACAAAAGTGATATGTCTCTATGTCCTGAAGAACTTCTTCATAAGTACAATGGTCTAGACGCTAAATTAACATTTAAATTGTTTGAAAAGCTCTCAGCACTCCTTGATGAAAAAGATTGGTCTGTGTATAAGATACTCCTTGAAGGGGCAGATGCCACTCTTAAATCCGAAATGGAAGGAGTTATTGTAAATAAAAGTACCCTTAAAAAGAACAAAATAAAAGTACGATCTCAAAAAAAAACTTCTGAAGTTACTCTAAGAAATTTAGATGAAGTGAAGAATTTTGAAAAGAAACACGATAAAAAAATTAATTTGAATTCTTCCCAACAAATAAGTAAAATAATGTTTGGCGATTTGAAATTGAATGGTTTCAAAAAAACAGCAACAGGAGCAGAGAGTTGTGATGCGGAAGTGTTACAAGGATATAAAGATGTTCCTTTTTGTAAAAGCCTATTAGAATATAGGAAAGCAAGTAAATTACTCTCAACTTATCTAGAAGGATTTGAGGAGAATATTCATGATGATGGATTAGTTCATACCACTTACAATTTAACCTTTACAGAAACAGGGAGACTTTCAAGTCAGTCTCCAAATTTACAAAACATACCTAAACGAGAGGATGCTTTTATCAGGGAAATGTTTGTCGTTCCAGAAGACCATTATCTGATGTCATTCGATTACTCAGGTGCAGAAGTTAGGTGTATGGCAATGGAAAGTAAGGACAAAGAACTTATAAGACAAATTAATGATAACTATGATATGCACCAGTTTTGGGCTGATAGATTGTCAATCATATCTAAAAAAGAAGTCAGTAGATTTGATAGTAAAAATGGATTTGTCTTCCCATCATTTTACGGAGCAGGGCATAAATCAATTGCAAAGAACCTTGAAATAGACCAAACTAAGATTGAGAAAGCACAAAAAGAATTGTTTACTATGTATCCAAATATTAAAAGGTGGCAGAAAAGATTGGAACAATTTTATAATAGGCATCATTATGTTGAGAGCTTGTTAGGAAGGAAAAGACATGCTCCTCTTGATTACAACCAAATGATAAACACACCTGTTCAGAGTCTCGCCAGTGATCTATGCCTACTTTCAATGATTGAAGCCTCTAGAGAGGGGTATAAAATTCCGTTGATAATTCACGATGATATAACTTTATATGTGCATAAAGACAATATTCTAAGGACATACAAACGAATAAAGAAAATAATGACTAATTGGGATTTTGATTTTGTAAATGTGAACCTTGAAATAGAGTGCTGTATCGGAAAGAATTGGTACGAACAGAAGGAATTAAAGCTAGAAAAAAAATGTCGTAAACAACAAAAATTAGCTTGACTTTCTTTGGAGTTTCCTGTATAATATATTATATAATTTATTAAACGAAAGGAGAAAAATGAAAACAAAAGTGGTAAGAACTCATACAGAAACAGGAGAATTTATTGATAAAATATCCTTACCAAAAGCAACACAAATTTTAGTGCCGTTCTATTCATTCACCAATTCATTGGAATCAAAAACGAGGATTGAGATAAAGAATTGTTTGGAAAATGGAAGAAAAATGAATAGTAAGCTTTACTCTTATCAAATTGAAAAATAAATTCTAAAAAGAAAGGAAGACAAAATGGTAAAAACAAAAAGTAATTTTAATGCTAACAGACTGAAAGAAAGAATTGAAAATGCAGGACAAAGCAAGGGTACATGGTATTTGACTAAAAGTGATGACCTTAAAAGTTATAAAACAGTAGAAGGGGATAATTTTATAAGAGTTCTCCCTGCTTATGATCAAGACCATGATTTCGCTATGGACATATTTGTTCATTACAATATAGGAGCAGATAAAAGTGCTTTCCTGTGTTTGAGTAGAATGAAAGGTGAGAGTTGTCCAATATGTGAAGAGTCAAGCAAATTGTCTCAAGCAGGAAGAGAAGAAGAAGCTAAAGGTCTAAGACCTGCCAGTAGAACCTTGTTCTTTGTTCTTGATAGGGATAAAGAAGAAGACGGAATTAAATTATACGATTCTCCCACTTCAAGTGTCGGTGATCCTTTAATCAGTTTATGCCTTAACAGACGTACAAGAGAGATGGTAGATATAACTGACATTCATAAAGGATTTGATGTTATTATAGTAAGAAAAGGGTTAGGTGTACGGAATACTAGGTACAAATCAGTATCACTAGACCACCCTTCAACACCATTGGGAAAGAAGGATTTCACAGAAGAAATGTTGGAAAATTTGATCCCATTTGAAAGTGTGCTCAATTACGCAGATTATGATACTATTAAAGCTGAGTTCACAGGAGTTACAAAAACAAAGGAAGAGGAAAGTTCAGGTAGTTCTGAACCAGTAAAATTAGTTGACATTCCTATTGAAGATGAGCTACCAGAGATAGACCTTTCTGAAGATGATTGTCCAGAAGGGTTTGAATTTGGTGAGGATTACAAAGAAGAAGATGAATGTGGTGAGTGTAATACTAAAGTAAAAAGAGCTTGTAGAAAAGAACATAAAATCTTAAATCAATCATTAACTTAAATGTGGGAATGAAAATGGAAAAATGGGATAAAGAAAAAGCAATAGATGAAACTGTCATTAATGAAAACAATCTTCAATATGAATGGAATGTCCAACCAGTAATGTTCTTAGAAAATTCTTTAAGGGTATCTGAACTGATTCATAAAAGAGATTCTTTAAAGAGTGTACGAGCTAGAGAAATTACTGCTGATTATAAACGAACAATGGGGAAATTTATTAGTGATGCAGGATTGGGAAGAGCTTTGGAAAGTGACCAAGCCATAATAGATTTAAATTTTGAAATAAGTAATGCTAGAGCTAGTGTGAATGCGTTGTCTCAGAAGAAAACTTCATTAGAGAATCTTACTACTCTTTTGATAAATGGTTTAAATGCCGAACCTAAAACACCAGAAGAGAAGAAAGCTATTAGAGAGCATATCCAAGAGAGTGTGAAGGGAAAAAATGGTAAAAACAAAAAATGAAAAGGTAGTTAGTAAGAAAAAAAGTAGGGTGGAGTTTATTGACACAGGCTCTGTATTACTCAATTTAGCGATGAGTGGAAAGGGAAAGGACGGTGGTTATGCAAGAGGTCGCATAATCAACCTAGTAGGTGATGGCAGTAGTGGTAAAACCCTCCTTGCTCTTGAAGCTTGTGCTCAAGTTTATTATAACCTTAATAAAAAGACAACAGATTTATTTCCTTCCGTAAAAAAGGTTACAATAGTTTACAATAATGTGGAAGGTGTCATGGATTTTCCCATTGAAGAAATGTACGGAGAAGATTTCGTTAAAAACATTGAATGGGTAAGATTTGATACAGCAGAAACTTTGGGAAGAGATTACTTGAAGAGAGTTAAAAATTTAAACAAAGGTGAATTTTTACTTTATGTAATAGATTCTATAGATGCCATGAGTTCTACTGCAAGCAAAAAAAGAGCAGAAGAATCAATAAAAAAGGACAAAGATCAAGATGGTAGTTATGGAATGGAAAAACAAAAATATTTCTCAAGTACTCTCTTCCCTAGAGCGTGTGAGTATATGGAAGGAAAAGATGCTACAATGATTTGTATAAGCCAAGTCAGGGAGAACATTAATGCAGGGTTGTTCGGAGCAAAGCATTATCGTGTTGGAGGAAAAGCCTTAGATTTTTATACACATCAAGTAGTATGGTTAGCACAAGTAGGAAAATTAAGTAAGGAATTTAAGTCAAAAAAGAAAGTCTATGGTGTCAGAACAAAAGCCAAACTCAATCGTAACAAGGTAGCAAAACCATTTCGTGAAGCAGAATTCGATATATTATTTGATTATGGAGTTGATGATATTGGGAGTATGCTAACTTATATGTACGGAACTGCTAGGGAAATTAATTGGAATGGAGTAGAATTTAAAAGGCTTGATTTGGTTAAACACCTAGAAGATGACAATGAAGAATACAAAAAATTAGTGACAATGGTTGAAAAAGATTGGAATGAAATAGAAGACAAAATTAAACCAAAAAGAAAAAGGAGGTTCGGGTGATTTATGAAATTCATAGAACTGTTTGCAGGAATTGGTGGTTTCCGAGTAGGTTTAGAGTTAGCAGGACATGAATGTGTATGGGCTAATGAGTGGTTAGAAAGACCTAGAAGAATTTATAAACGTAATTTTGGAGAATATCCTAATGAGCAAGATATTAGAGAAGTCACAGGAGAAGAAATCCCTAAAGCAGATTTACTCACCGCAGGATTTCCTTGTGCAACTTTTAGCGTTGCAGGAAAGCAAACAGGATTCTGTACATCTGACACCAGAGGAACACTCTTTTTTGAAATCTGCAAAATCTTACGGTCTACAAAAATCCCTTATGTGCTCCTTGAGAACGTCAAAGGACTCCTCAATCACGACAACGGAAGAACTATGTCAGTCATCCTCTCTTCGTTGGATGAACTTGGGTATGACGTTCAATGGGAAGTGCTTAACAGCAAAAACTTCGGAGTCCCACAACACAGGGAAAGGTTATTCATTGTTGGAAATCTTAGAACAGAATCCAGACCAAAAGTTTTTCCTATCGGAGGCTCAGAAGGACAGAATGGTAAAA